ATGCACATCCCCTGGGATGCAGCCACGCAGCCAGCCGACTGGCCAGCCGAGGGGCTGCCTTGGTGCCCGCACTGCCTTCTTGCGGCAACGCGCGGAAGGCATGCAAGGCATACAAGGCATGCGCGGACCTTCAATCTGAGTGAAAGCGATATTCTTATGGGCAAAAAAAAAGATAGCACCGTCGCTCGCATCGTGGCGCCGAAGGAATGGGAGCTCAAGCGCGCGCAAGAACGCATCACCTATCCGCCCGGGTATGCGGGGCCGATCCAGATGGACTGGCGCGTGCGTGAGACCTACTCCGCCAAGGACCTGGATTACCGCGGCCGGACCAAGACCGAGTGACTGCGCGCAGCGGGCTGCAGTGCCCGCGCGTTGGTGACGAGGCCCTGCGTCGGCTGGCGCCAGGGCATACAGGCTGGTGGCCGTTCTGCCTGGCTGGGAAGCCGGCCTGACCGCCTGTGTCCGATTGGCCGTGCAGCGGCCAGTGCTGCGGCCACGCATTGGCTGGCCTGAAGCGCTTGCCTGCACATTGACGTGCCATGGGCGAGGGCGCGGCACCACGCCGTGCTGCAACAGGGCGGTGCGTCCACCTGCCAGGACGCCGGCAGGTGCGGGCGGTGCTGTGGACATGAAAAAGCCCGCGCAAGGCGGGCTGAGCGGGCCGGCAAGGCTTGTGTGGCCGCCGGGCCAGGGGTGGCACAGGGCTGCCGCACGCATGGCAAGGGGCCCCGACTGTGGGTGCTGCGCACGGGCCTGTCCATTCAGCGGTCATCCATTCGGCGCCCACCCACTTGGCGTCCATCCACTCGGCGTGAAATCCCCCCTTTAAAACACCATGGAGTCCGGACCCACCGAGCCGGCGACCCGGCAGATGCATTCCACCTCTTCGCGGGAGATGGTCATGGGCGCATAGCCGTTGTTGATGCTCAGCAGCTGCACCTCGTCGCCGCGCATCCAGTTGAGCTGCTTGAGCAGGCATTTGCCGTTGGTGAGCTTGACCACCACGTCGCGGCCTGGCTGGGCTTCGATGCTGGGCGTGACCACCACAAATTCCCCGGCGCGGTAGCGCGGGTGCATGGAGTCGCCCTTGATGCGCAGCGCGTACGCCTGGGGGTCGCCCGTCCAATATTCCACAAAGCCATCCGGCACCGGGTCCTGCACCAGATACCCGTCGTCTCCACCTTTCACACTCCCTGTCACCGGCACCATCCTTGATTTTTTTAGTTCTAGAGCCGGCTCCACGTTCGATTCCACACCCCCCAGGGCGGGGGGCGGGAAGCCGGTTTCCCTGGATATGGCCTCAATCAGGTCGAGCTTGGGCTCGTGCTTGCCGGTTTCCCAATGGCCGACGTTGGCCTTGGTGCGGCCCACGGCCTCACCCAGCTGCTGCTGCGTCCAGCCCTTGTGGCTACGGGCAGCCTTGATCCAGTCTTTGATATCCATGGCGCGATAGTAAAGATTTTCTATACTTCATGGGCTAGTAATGCTTGCCTTTGTTGGCTAGTAATGCTAGCCTTGTGTGCATGAAGCATCCCATCGAGAAAGCGGCGGAAGTCGCCGGTTCAGAAAAAGCCCTGGCAGACCGCCTGGGCGTGACCAAGGCCGCGGTCTGGCAATGGAAGCAGCCTGGGCGCAGAACGCCGATCGAGCATTGCGCGGCGATCGAGCGGCTGTGCGGCCATGCCGTCACACGCCGTGAGTTGCGGCCGGATGACTGGCAGGCGATCTGGCCGGAGTTGGCCGAGCCCGGCAGCGTGCCCGCCAGTGGGCCGGCCACCAGCCCGCTGCCGGGATCGGCGGGGCAGGGGGCGGCCATGCCACCGGCAGATTGCCCCGCCGCAGAACCTGCGCGCAGCACTGCGGCGCAAGGAGGACGGCCATGAATTACTACCCCTTCCATATAGGTGACTACCGCAGCGCGACCATGCACCTGAGCAATGCGGAGGACCTGGCCTACCGCCGTGCGCTGGACTGGTACTACGACACCGAACAACCCCTGCCGCTGGACACCCAGTGGGTGGCCCGGCGCCTGCGCGTGGAGGCCCGGGATCTGGACACCGTGCTGCAGGACTTTTTTGTGCGCACGGGCGAAGGCTGGGTGCATGAACGTTGCGGCCAGGAGATTGCCCAGTTCCAGCAGATGCTGGCCAAGAACCGCGCCAACGGTGCCAAGGGCGGGCGGCCCAAGAAGGCCGTGGAAACCGACCCCCAACCGGTGGGTTGGCGGCCGGTGGGCGCCGGGGTGGCGGCGGCAACCCAGCCCCAAGGCAACCAGGAACCAAGAACCAGAAACCAGGAACCAGAACACCCCCTGGCCCCCGACGGGGCAGCGGGTGGGGGCACCCCGCCCAAGACGCCTGCTGCGGCCCCGCGCCATCCTGTCCATCCTGCCCATGCGGACCATCCGAGCGGACGTGCCGACCCGGCCGATCTGCCGGCACCGCATGCACTGCCGCGCCCCACGGGCGACAACAGCCACCCGCTGGCCGGCACGGTGTGCCAGCTGATGAAGCGCCTGGGCGTGGGGCTGGTCAACCCGGGCAATGCCAAGCTCAACGCCCTGCTGAACGCCGGGGTGGGGGTGGGCCAGTTCGAGGATGCGGCGCACAAGGCCCTGGCGGCGGGCAAGAGCTTCAGCTATGCGCTGGGGATTGTGGAGCGCGAGGAGCGGGAGGCGCGGGCGCTGGGCGCCCAGCTGCAAAAGCCCCGGGTGGCGGCGCAGCCGGCAAACCGGCAGGAGGCGCTGGAGGCGCGCAACCGCGCGGTGGGAGATGCGTGGCTGCAGAAGATGCAGGCCCAGGCGCAGGTGCAAACACCGACGCAGACGCAGATGCAGATGCAGATGCAGATGCAGACACAGGGGGCCGGCCATGCGCGCTGACGAAATGCCGGCGTTCAAGGACCTGCTGACGGACGCCATGGCGTACTACGGCAAGGACTGCAGCGCGTTCACGCTGACTGTGTGGTGGGGGGCTTTGCAGGGCTGCGAGCTGGAACAGGTGGCCACCGCGCTGCAGCGCCATGCCATGGACCCCGAGCGCGGCCAGTTTGCCCCCAAGGTGGCCGACCTGGTGCGGGTGCTGCAGGGCACCAGCACCGACCGGGCCGCGCTGGCCTGGGGCAAGGTACACGAGGCCATGAGCGCCGTGGGCGCCTACCGCGACGTGGTGTTTGACGACCCGGCCATCCACGCCGTGGTGGAGGATCTGGGCGGCTGGCCCAAGGTGTGCCGCACCGACACCAGGGAACTGTCCTATCTGCAGCACCGCTTTCAGGAAGCCCACCGCGCCTACACCGCGCGCGGGCAGTGTGACTACCAGCGTCGCCTGGCGGGCGACCGCTCGCCCGACCATGAGTACAGCAGCCGGGGCATCCCGCTGCCGCGCCCGGCCTTGGTGGGCGACCCGCAGCGCGCCATGGCGGTGATCCAGCACGGCAGCGCAGCGGGCAAGACGCGGATTTCCACCTTGTCCGCCCAGGCCATGCGCCTGCTGGCCGGTGCTTCCCTGCAGGAGGTGCGGGCATGAGCGCCGCTGTGACCTTGGCGCAGATCCACGCGCGCTGCACCATGGATGGCGGCTGCTGGATCTGGCAGGGGGCGCTGATCCGCCAGCGGCCGTACCTGAGCGTGCACGAGGACGGGGTGCGCTTCAACCGCCGTGTGCAAAAGCAGGTGCTGGAGCTGACAGGCACGGTGGTGCCTGCGCAAGCCCGCATCACCCAGCGCTGCGGCAACCCGCTGTGCTGTGCACCGGCGCACCAGCAGCTGGAGGCACCGCGGGTGCAGGCGGCTTTTCTGCAGGCCCTGCAGGGCAACCCCTGGGCGCCTTTGCTGTGGAGGGCGGCCCGTGTCTGAGCAACTGGAGATCGATCTGTTCAGCCGCCGGCAGGCCTGGGTGGCCATCCGGGCGCAGCTGTTCCCGTTTCTGGCCCAGGCGTTCCAGGGTTTCGGCCGCTGGGTGCTGACGGTGGCGCGCCGCAAGCGCAGCCGGGCCCAGAACCGGCGCTACTGGGGCCAGGGCGTGCTGGCGCAGATTGCGCAGCAGGCGGTGGTCAACGGCCGCCAGTACGACGCGCAGACCTGGCACGAGCTGCTGAAGCGCCGCTTCATCGGCGTGGTGGAGCTGCCCGATGGCGCCGTGGTGGGCGCCAGCTCCACGCGCCTGAGTCCCGCCGAATTTGCCGCGTTCTGCGCCCGGGTGGAGGCCTATGCCGCATCCGAGCTGGGCGTGACGTTTTACGACCTGTGGGAGGGCGGATGAGCCGGCGACGTGCGCCGTGCGCCGTGCACGCTGCCCGCCCCCAGGAAGCCCACCCAACCCGACCCACCCTGATTCCCCCAACCAAATCCAAGCCAATCCAACCCGATGGTTCAAGCGACTGAAAGAAAGAGAAGACAGCCCATGCAGACCACAACCCCAAGCTATGTGGACTACCAGCACATTGCACCCGAACACGCTGCCATCCATGAGCGGTTGCAGAACTGGCGCCGCTGGGTGTCCGGCAAAGGCGCATCCTGGACCGCGCACCCCATGTGGCGGCACCTGAAGGAAAAAGAGGAGCGCGAGCGCGGCACCATCACCCTGGCGGTGGATGCCATTGACGGGCACCTGATGGAGAAAGCGGTGTATGCGCTGCCGGAGCGGCACCGCTTTGCAATCCGCTGGTGGTATGTGTACAGCGGCAATCCGTCGAAAGCGGCCCGCCAGGCGGCGGTGAGCAAGGCGCGCCTGGCCGAGCTGGTGAAAGAAGGCCGCGCCATGCTGTGCAACCGCCTGCGGGCGGTTGACGGCAGGGAGGATTTCAGATAACGTACGCGCATCGTTAGCACCAGCACGGAACGAACCCGGTTTGCGCCGGGTTGGCTGCGCCCCCGGTTTCCATTCCATACAAAAGCCCGCCAGGTTTGCCTGCGGGCTTTGTTGTTTGGGCAGGGCACTGGTACGGCTTTCAGGTAGTTGGTGGGGTGGTAGCTGCCGTCTGTCGATTCATGGAAAAAACACTGTTTGCATTGGTGTTAATTAGTGTAAATTTTGTTTTTAAGTTAACGATCGCGACGGCCTTGCATCCTTGGGCTGGAGTTTCAGATATCCGCGTTGAGGCCGGCGGCTTTCCAAGGTGTTCGCTGCAAGAGGGGTCACCATGTTGTTTGTCATTGGCGCCAGCATTCTCCTGTGTGTGTATGCCGTCAGCTGGGGCTGGCTGGAACGCAATGACTGGCAATTGGCTGTTCCTTCGCACCGCAGCGCGTTGGCCATCCTCCTGGTGGTGACGGCTTATTTTTCCGGGGTGGCCTGTTTGCTGACTACGGTGCTGAAGTCTTTTCTGCGGTTCTTGTAGCGGGCCCAGCTTGAACCTGGGGCGCTGCAGCCATTGCCCACCACCCATACCAAAGCCCCGGCAGATCTGCCGGGGCTTTTTTGTGGCCGCTGCCAGCGTGCGCAGGCTACGGCATCTGTGCTGGGCTTGGGGCTGTGGCCGCCGCGGCGCGCAGGTGGGGGGTGCATCTGGCCTGCTACAGCCTGTCGTGAGGGCAGTCGCGGCTGCCAGCACATTTTGTTTGCGATGGCTTGCGAAGCCAGAAAAACTGTGATAACGTACGTCCATCGTTAGCAACAGCACAGAACGAACCCGGTTTGCGCCGGGTTGGCTGCGACCGGATTCGCTGATGCCACAAAGCCCGCAAGGTTCGCCTGCGGGCTTTGTTGTTTACGGATGTGGTGCTATTCAAATGATAGAATCACGGCATGGATTGCGAGCAGCATTGGTGACTGCAGCGGACTGTAAATCCGCCGCCCGCAAGGCAACTAGGTTCGATTCCCAGGCAATCCACCAGCACACAAAGCCCTGACCAGAGATGGTCGGGGCTTTTTTCTTGCCGACACTGCCATGAAGTTGTCACACAGCGGCGGCAAGATGCAGTGGCTGGGAACAGGTCGGGCCGCTGAAACGCTGCTTTGCCCCTGGCGCTAATTCCAAAGCCCTGGCCTCATGCGCCAGGGCTTTTCTGTTTCTGGTGCCAAGTGGGTCTGCACGTCGGGCGGCATATTCCGGCAGGTTGGCTCAGCGTGCGCCGGCACGGGCACCCAGGGTGTGGGCCCGCTGGATCCAGCGGGCGCGCGTGGCATCGCTGGAGCGGATCACCGGGCCAAAGCTGTGCACACGCACGGGCTGGATTCCGCTGAACTCCAGAATGGTCTGCTTCATTTGCCGGTGGCCCGGTTGACGCTGCACCCAGCGGTAGTACCAGGGCGGGGAGTCCATGGTCACCAGCAGCTCTGCACTGCGGCCCGCCAGCAGGCGGTCCCACAGCGCAGAGTGGGGGCGGTATTTGAAGGCGAAGCCGGGCAGGAAGATGCGGTCCAGAAATCCCTTGAGCAGGGCAGGCAGGCCTCCCCACCAGATGGGGTAGACCCACACCAGGTGCTGTGCCCAGGTGATGTCGGCCTGTGCGGCCTGCAGATCGGGCTCCAGCGGCTGGATGCGCTGGTAACCGTGGTGCAGGATGGGATCGAAGACCATGTCGCCCAGTTGCAGCAGGCGCACTTCGGCGCCCGATTGGCGTGCCGCATCGGCATAGGCCTGGGCCAAGGCGGCACACAGGCTACTGGAAGAGGGTTGTCCGAGGATGATGAGGATGCGGCGGGACATGGAGGGTGGAAGCGGGCTGAGTAGATAAGCCGCCAGCATCACCTTGTCCCGTGGGGCAGAGTCAAGCGCTCTGACAGATGCCGAGTTGATCTGGCGCAGGGCATGCGCTGGCTGCGTCGCAATTGCTCAGTTCCAGCGCCAATGCGGCCAGCGCGGTGTCGGCGGCTTGCAGACGCTGCAGCTCATCCGCGATGGCGCGCCGCCGGGTCTGCAGCAAGGCCAGGACGGCGGCGGCGCCGGCCGGGGTGTCCATGGTGCGCAGCGGCTGCAGCGCGGCCAGGCGAAAGCCCAGCGCCAAGGCCTGGCGTATCCACTGCACGCGCTGCACATCTTCCGGCCCGTAAATACGGTAGCTGCCCTGGCGCGCCACGGTGCCGAGCAAGCCGTGCGCTTCATACAGCCGCAGTGCCTTGGGCGTGCACCCTGTCAGGGCTGCGAGTTCACCGATGCGCATGGGTGGCTTTCGCAGGCTTGGAAGAATGCAAGTTGGTGGTGAAGCCGGTGGATGGATGACGGGGCATGCGTGCTGGGAGCTGATTGGGCGTAGTAGGACGTGTCGCGGGTTGGTGCTCAACGGATGTGACGTAATCGCTGTGGTTATGCGTAATCCTCGATCGCTGGATACTAGCGGCTAGAAGTTAATATCAGAGAAGAGAATTTTTGTTCGGTTGAGATATTGCATGATACGCAATCAATTATCTCCACATTCTTCAATATGACGGACTGCATCTCGCAACATACCTCCGTTTTTATCAAGAATGGACAGGTGGCGATGAACAAATAAGAGTTCATCAGCAAGAGGCTTAATATTGAATTCTTCATCTAACAAACGAAATTCTCCGGTATCCAAAAAATAGGCTCGGAAGAAATGCCCAGGAATTCCATCAATTTCTGGCTTAGTGCCGACGAATTCAGGGCGGACGTAGCCAACGACTCCACCAGATAAATATTTATCCAGTCTCTCATCGAAATGTTCTAAAGCATTACGAAGATCCCTGTTGAACAGTGGGCTGGCATCTGTCATTGAGAATGAATCTCTAAGGCGCTTGCCACGTGCCTCGTGTCCCTTACGGATAGGCCAAAAATATCGTGACAGTGAAGCGCTTTGAAGCACAATGTTTTGTAGTTCGTTTAGCACCGACTTAACAGGAAGTTTCGTAATATCTTCCTGTGTTACCTGTATTGGCAGCGTGCTGAATATATTTTCTAGGCGAGCTATTGATTGAGTCGCTGAAACGCTGTTGAATAGCATGCTTTGGATATAAAACGCCTCAAATGGAGGCCAAATGGCTGATTCTTTTGATTCCATGGAAAGACTGTAGAAGTTGATGTTTGTGGGGATTGAAGTCTGAGTTCGATTAATTTATTTCCGTCCTTTTGATAAAGCTTCTAGCATATTGAAAGTCGCTTTTTCTGCTCTGTTTCCGTCGAATATAAGGTTGTTGATGCCCAGTTCTCTGCTAGTTTCGTTAATCGCTTGACAGGCTGCGTCGATCAACATTTGGAGTTCGTTGGGTGTAACGCCATTTAGTCTGTAAACGTCTTCGCGTGTGATACTGTGTTCATTATGCGCAACAGATTTATTTCGGATTCTCATTACATTTTCAACTGTATCCTGGTATGGTGCGAGAGCCTGCGAAAGGCTTTCGGCCAGTTCGTTCATACCTTCTGTGCAGAGCGCCTGTTTAAATTTCTGAATACCGGCCACACGACTGTCACGATCAAAAATTTTTGCTAGAGAAAGTACGAAAAACGTGTAGTGGCCAGAATTTGATACGTGGAAGAAATCGACATAACTAGAATCATTCATGGTTTCGTAGTATTTTGGTAAGGACTTATTTCGAAGTGCCCACCATACCTGAAAATGTGCTCTAGCCTTGTTTCCTTCTTCTATCAAGGTGCTAGCGATTTTTTGCGCCTTAGTCATCAGTAATAACTCATGCTTTCTCTTAATGGGAATCGTTAAATCAGCAAATAGCTGAGAAACTCTGGGTTCGGTGTAGTTCTGCTTGCTGTGTGACTACAGATATTTATTCATCAAATTTCTTAATGCAATGTTTTCTGTGGCTATCAAAATCTAGGTTCTAAATGCTGCAAAGGAGGATAGCGGTTAAATTGCCCACTCCGAATGACAGCTTTGGCGTGCCGATTTTTGAGATTGTGTCCCTACGTTGCTTATCGCGCACGTTCACAGACGACAGCGCCCATGGGCGCTGCCACCCCACCACCACAGCCACCTTCGGGTGGCTTTTTTATTGGAAAAAAACACATGGAACTGACCCCAAAGCAGGAGCGCTTTGTGGCCGAGTACCTGATTGACCTGAACGCGACTCAGGCCGCGATCAGGACCGGCTACAGCGCCAAGACCGCCGCGTCCCAGGGGGCGCGGCTTTTGAAGCAGAGCGGGGTGGCCCGTGCTGTCCAGACCGCGCAGCAGGCGCGGGCGGTACGCACCGAGATCACCCAGGACAGGGTGCTGCAGGAGCTGGCGCGGATTGCCTTCTTTGACATCCGCAGGCTGTACCGCGCGGACGGGAGCATGAAGGACCCTTGCGAGCTGGACGCCGACACGGCGGCGGCGCTGGCCAGCATTGAGGTGAAGGAAGAGCTGGAGCGGGGCGGTGGGGAGGATGCGCTGCATGAGCCGTCTGCCTCTGCAGCCGTCTCTGCAACTGTCTCTGCATCCGCTTCTTCCGCTCTCGCCCACGGCGGTGCGTCCCGGCGCAGGCGGGGCGAGCAGGTGGCGGGTTACACCATCAAGACCCGGGTGTTCGACAAGGTGGCCACGCTGCAGCTGGCGATGCGCCACCTGGGCATGCTGAACGACAAGCTGGGCCTGTCTGCCCCTGGCGGCGGCCCCATTGAAACGGTGGCGCATGTGACGCGCACCATCATCGATCCCCAGGCATGAGAACGCTGAATCTGAAGACGGCGCGCGTGTTTGCGCCGCTGCTGGAGCCTGCCCGCTACAAGGGCGCGCACGGGGGGCGGGGGTCTGGCAAAAGCCATTTCTTTGCCGAGATGCTGCTGGAGGATTGCCTGTACGAGCCCGGTGCCATGGGCGGCGAGGGCCTGCGGGCGGTGTGTATCCGCGAGGTGCAGAAGGACCTGAGCCAGTCGAGCAAGGCTTTGCTGGAATCCAAGCTGTCCGCGTTGGGGCTGGGCCAGGCCGACGGCTTTCGGGTCTACAAGGATGTGATCACCACGCCGGGGGACGGCCTGGTGATCTTCAAAGGCATGAACGATTACACGGCCGACAGCGTGAAATCGCTGGAGGGCTTCAAGCGTGCCTGGTGGGAAGAGGCGCAGACGGCGACCCAGCGCAGCCTGGACCTGCTGAAGCCGACGATGCGCGCGGCGGGGTCGCAGCTGTGGTTTGGCTGGAACCCGCGCTTTGCCAAGGACCCGGTGGACCGCATGCTGCGCGCCGAGGGATTGCCTACCGGCGCCCGGGTGGTGCAGGCCAACTGGCGCGACAACCCCTGGTTCACGGCCGAGCTGGAGCAGGAGCGCCAGGACTGTCTGCGCCTGCAGCCCGACAAGTACGACCACATCTGGGAAGGCGGCTACGAGACGGTGAACGAGGGCGCGTACTTTGCGCGCCAGCTGGCCGACACCCGGGCCCAGGGCCGCATTGGTGCAGTGGCAGCCGACCCGCTGATGGCCTTGCGGGCCTTTGTGGACATTGGCGGCACGGGCCAGAACGCGGACAGCTTTGCGATGTGGATCGTGCAGTTTGTGGGCATGCAGGTGCGGGTGCTGGACTACTACGAGGCCCAGGGCCAGCCCATGGCGGCCCATGTGCAGTGGCTGCGCGACCAGGGCTATACGCCGGAGCGGCTGCAGATCTGGCTGCCGCACGACGGCGAGAAGGCCGACACGGTGCATGCGGTGACGCCCAAGAGCGCGCTGCAGTCGCTGGGCTATCGGGTGACGGTAGTGCCCAACCAGGGCAAGGGGGCGGCGATGAAGCGGGTGGAAGCCGCGCGCCGGCTGTTCCCCAGCATCTGGTTCAACGAGACGAGCACGGAAGGCGGCCGCGCCGCCCTGGGCTGGTACCACGAGAAGCGCGACGAGGCCCGGGGCATTGGCCTGGGGCCGGCGCACGACTGGGCCAGCCACGGTGCGGATGCCTTCGGGCTGATGTGCTGCGTGTGGGAGCCGCCCCGGCAGGGGCAGCCCCTTCAACTGCCCAACATAGGGATTGTGTGATGGCAACAATGAACAGTGACACGTTCCGCAATGTGCTGGAGCGTGAGATCGAGGATGCGCACAGCTGGCTGGCCAGCGGCATCCGGGGTGAGCAGCAGCGCAATCTGCAGTACTACCTGGGCCTGCCGCTGGGCAACGAGGTGGATGGCCGCTCCCAGGTGGTGAGCTGGGATGTGTTCGAGACCATTGAAGGCGCGCTGCCGAATTTTCTGGAGCCGTTTTTCAGTGGGGACCACATCGGCGAGTTTCTGCCGCGCGGGCCGGAAGATGCGGCCTATGCCGAGCAGGCCACCGAGCTGGTGAACTATGTGATCCGGGACGACAACCCCGGGTTTCTGCTGTTCAGCGACTGGTTCAAGGATGCGCTGCTGTCCAAGCTGGGGGTGGTGCGTGCCAAGTGGGTGCAGCCGGACCCGGTGCGCGAAGAGTTCAAGGGCCTGAGCGAGGAGCAGCTGGTGCTGCTGACCCAGGATCCAGCCGTGCGCGTGCTGGAAGCCTCGCCGAGCGAGCTGCTGCAGCCCGAAGTGGCCCAGGCCGCCGGGCTGCAGCAGTCTCTGCTGTGGGATGTGACGCTGCAGCGCCGCCAGCGCGGTAAGGTGGAACTGCGCAATGTGGCGCCGGGGGACTTTCTGGTCAACCGCTCGGCCAAGCGCCTGGAAGACGCCCGTCTGGTGGGGGAGTGGGTGACCTACACCCGCTCGCAGCTGACGGAGATGGGCTTTGCCGATGTGGCCGCGATCCAGAGCTTTCAGGGCAGCGGTGCCCAGGAGCCGGACGATCTGCGGGACGAGTTGGCAGAGAGTGCGGACCGGTCGCTGGAGGAGGTGCGGCTGTTCGAGGGCTTTGTCCGCTGCGACTACAACGGCGACGGTGTGGCCGAGTGGCGCCGGGTGCTGGTGTCGGGCAACGGCGAGCTGGAGAACGAGGAGGTGCAGGGCCATGAATATGCGGTGCTGACACCCATCAAGCTGCCGCACCGCGTGATCGGCATGGCGCTGGCGGACCCGGTGGTGGAGCTGCAGCGGCTGAACAGCGGGCTGACGCGCCAGTATGTGGACAGCCTGTACCTGGCCAACAACCCGCGCACCTATGTGAACCTGGCGGCGCGCGTCAACATTGAGGACGTGATCAGCAACCGCATTGGCGGCATCATCCGCGGCGAGGGCGCGGCGGGAGATGCCGTGGTGCCGATCAAGACCGCGTTGGTGGCGACCGAGAGCCTGGCCGGCATCGAGATGGTGCAGGCCATGCGCGAGCGCCGTACCGGGGTGACCCGCTACAACCAGGGCCTGGATGCGGACAGCCTGAACAAGACGGCCACGGGCATTGCCAAGATTGCCAACATGGCGGACAAGCGCATGCTGCTGATTTTGCGCACCTTTGCGGAGACGGGCGTCAAGCAGCTGTTCAAGCTGGTGCTGCGGCTGCTGACCCAGTACCAGGACATTCCGACCACGGTGCGCTTGCGCGGCCGGTTTGTGCAGTTTGACCTGCGCATGTGGTCGCCCGACATGGATGTGAGTACCGATGTGGGCCTGGGCACCGGCGACAAGGCCGAGACCCTGATGCTGCTGCAGCAGTTCGGCCAGTTCATGCAGCAGGCCGCGCAGGCCGGGCTGGTGGGGCCACCGCAAATCTATGAATTTGGCAAGGCGCTGGCCAAGCACGCCAAGCTCAAGGGCGCGGGGGAGAAGTTCATGCTGGCGCCGGACCAGATTCCGCCCAAGCCACCGCAGCCGGACCCGGTGCAGGTGCAGGCACAGATCCAGTCCCGGCTGGAGCAGATGAAGCTGCAGGGCCAGCAGCAGTTGCAGGCCATGCGGCTGCAGGCCGAGGCGGCCGAGGGCGACAAGAAGCGCGCGGCCGGCTTGCAGATCAAGCAGATGGAGCTGCAGCAGCGCGACAGGGACCGGTTGCTGGAGCTGGCCGCCGGCTACCTGGCGGCCAATGCCCGGGAGGCCGGCACCATGGGCCAGCCCACCAACATCATTGCCGGCTCCATGCTGGACCAGAACATCCAGGTGCCCGGCGTCACGGCCGAGGACCTGCAGCAGGCGACCCAGAGCATTGAGGGCATGGCCCGGCAATTTCAGGAAGGACAAGCATGAGTGCAGCCCAGTACCGCGCCGAGCGCGCCCAGCGCCTGCTGGAGGACCCGCTGCTGCAGGAGGCCCGGCAGACGGTGATCCAGGCGCTGCAAAGCGAAGTGCTGTCCCTGCCCTTGGGCGAGCGCGAACGCCGCGAGGCGGCCGTGGCCATGCTGAAGGGGGCGGAGCAGTTTTTCCGGGTGTTCGAGCTGGTGATGGACGGCTACAAGCTCGAACGTGCCGAGTTGACCAATGCGGCACAGATCCAGGCCCGTCACCACGCAATCGAGGAGCGCATACGCAATGGCTAGACCCCGTAAATCCCCGGCAGAGCAGAAAGCGGCCGAACCCCATCCACAGGAGCTGCAGCAGGAGCAGCCGGGCCAGCAGGCCCCGCAGAAGCAGGCGCCGCCGGTGCAGGCCCAAGGGCCTGTGCCGACAGACCCGACCGGTGCGGATGCGCCGGCCATGGCCGCAGTGCCGGTGGCGGTTCAGGACCCCGAGCTTGAGCCGGAGCCCGAGCCGCTGGAGGCTTTTCTGCGCCGCGTGGAGCGCCTGCACATTGCACGTGATGTGCAGGCCACGGCGGCCACCCACCCGCACGCGACGCAGCGGGTGTGGCCCGGCACCTATGGCGGTATCCGCCTGGAGGTGGGGCCGCTGTCCGTGACCTACAGCGACGGCAGCACGGCGTAGGCGGCTTTCGGCTTTCTTTCGTTCTGCCTTTCGCCTTTTTCATTCACCTTCTTCACCTTTTCTTCAACCCGCCCGGGCACGGTATGCCCGACCGACCAGTCTAGGAACAACCCAGCGAGGGGCTGCATGCGACGGCATGCGGCCCTTTTTTGCGTGGACTCACACCTGGCCGGAACCACACAGCAACAACCATGGACGACGATCACATCACGACCGTAGACGATCTGGCGGCGGCGCTGGATGCCGGCGAGGGACAAGCCCCGGAAGCCCCCGATGCCGAGCTGCAAGCTGCCGCTTACCAGAACGACGGCGATCCCCTGGCGTATGCCGAGCTGGAGGCCGAGCAGGCCGATGGTGACGCGGACGCCGCCACACAGGACGCTGGACAAGCTGCACAAGCCCCAGACGATGACCTGGTGGTGCGGTGGAGCGCCCCCGACGGTAGCGCCATCGAGGCCCCGATTGCCGAGCTCAAAGCCGGGTACCTGCGCCATGCGGACTACACGCAGAAGGCGCAGCAGCTGGGCGAGGAGCGCCGGCAGGCGGCCGAGCAGGTGTCCCAGCAGTTCCAGCAGGCGCAGCAGCTCACGCGTGAACACGCGTGGCTGATGCAGATGGCGGAGCAGCTGGAGCTGTACCAGAAGGCCGACTGGGATGCGCTGTACCAGCGCGACCCGACGGAAGCCAGCCGCCTGCAGGCCCAGTGGCGCCAGACCGAGGCCCAGGCCACGCAGCTGGCCCACAGCCTGCAGGCGGCGGTGCAGCAGCAGGAGCAGATGGCGGTGCAGCGGCACGAGCAGGCATCGCAGCAGGCCCTGGTGGCCTTGCAGGCGGCGGTGCCCGGCTTTGGCCGGGACCACCTGATGGCCATGCGCCACACCGGCCTGGCCCACGGGTTCACCGAGGCCGAGCTGTCCCAGGTGTCCGATGCGCGCACCCTGAAGGTGCTGCTTGAGGCCGCCCAGTGGCGCGCGCTGCAGGCGCGCAGACCCGGCGTCCAGCAACAAGTGCGGGCAGCACCGCCCAAGGCTTCCAAGCCTGGTGCTGCCGGCGTTCCTCCCTCCAAGATCGACGCGGCCTGGAAGCAGCTCAATGCCCGCCGCGACGTGAATTCATTGGCCGCCTTGCTGGCGGCGCAGGAGTAAATATGGCTCAACAAACGAATACCTTTGCCACTTTCAATGCCGTGGGCAACCGCGAAGAGCTGGCGGATGCGATCTACCGCATCTCGCCCGAAGAGACGCCCTTTGTGTCGTCCATCGGCAAGGACAAGTGCAGCTCGGTCAGCCCGGAGTGGCAGACCGATGCGCTGTCTGCCGCCGTGAACAACAAGGTGGAGCAGGGCAACAACGCTGCGGTGAAGGCGATCACGCCTTCGGTGCGCGTGGGCAACCGCACCCAGATCTCCGAAAAGACCTTCGGCGTGACGGGCACCCAGGAGGTGGTGGACAAGGCGGGCCGCAAGTCCGAGAAGGCCTACCAGGAGGCCAAGAAGATCCTGGAGCTCAAGCGCGACATCGAGTTCGCCGCCATCAACAACGGCACGGCGGTGGCCGCCGCCGAAGGTGTGGCACCCCAGGCGCGCGGCCTGTCGGGCTGGCTCAAGACCAACAGCCTGCAGGGGGCGACCGGCGTGGCGCCGGACCCCATTGCCAACACCGCGCCCACGGACGGCACGCTGCGCACCTTCACCGAGGCGCTGCTGAAGCAGGCCATGCAAAAGGCCTGGGAAGAGGGCGGCAACCCCAGCCTGCTGTTTGTGCCTTCGGCGCTGCGGGCGACGGTGTCGGCCTTCACCGGTGCGGCCACCAAGTTCGAGAAGGTGGAGAGCAAGACCACCACGGCGACGGTGGAGGTGTATGTGGGCGACTTTGGCCGCCTGAAGATTGTGAACAGCCGCTACAACCGCGCACGCGATGTGTTCGGCATCGAGCCGGAACGCTTCAAGCTGCTGCGCCTGCGCGGGGTGAAGACCACGCCGCTGGCCAAGACGGGCGACGCCGAGAACTACATGGTCAACACCGAATGGACGCTCAAGTGCGAGCAGGAAGCGGCGAACTTTGCGCTGCGCGACCTGCAGGCCACCTGAGCGCCGTCAACCTTTACACACCGCCCTTCGGGGCGGTTTTTTGTTTATGCATTCTCGAATTCTTCAGGCCGCAGCGGGTTCGCGCACGGTGCTGCACTGCCATGGCGACGGCTCCGCCACCCTGCAGAAGGTGGACGACGTGAGCGATGCCGTGGAGCGCGCCAAGGCGCTGGACCGCCAGGGCGCCCACACCACGCGCATGGGGGACAAGCATGCGGCATCCATCCCGATTCCGGTGCTGACGCAGTGGGCGGCGCAGCGCGGCAAGACCTTTGCCGACTGCATGCAGGATGACGCACTGCTCAAGCAGTTTCTGCAGGACCCGGACAACCGGGTGTTCCGGATCTGGAAGGGGGCGCTATGACGCTGGTGGTTCCTGTTGCGGCTTCGCCCAGTGCGGCGGCGGTCGCCAACTTCGCCGGCCTGTCTGCCTCGGTGGCGCGCTGGCTCAACCGCACGGACCTGGGGGGCGTGATTCCGGACTTTGTGCGCATGGCCGAGGCCGAGTTCTCCCGCGACACGCGGCTGCGTTCGTCGTTCCAGCTGGTGGACACCAGCGGCTACACGCCGGCCGGGGAGATTCCGCTGCCGGTGGACATGCTGGAGCTGCGCGAGCTGAGCGCAGCGGGCGTGGTGCTGCGCGAGCTGCCCTATGAGGACTGGCGCCAGCGCAGCGACGGCCCGTACTTTGCCCGGGTGGGCGAGGTGGCGCACCTCACCGGCAAGCCGGCCACGGCCTATGGCCTGAAGTACCTGCAGAAGCTGCCGGCGCTGGTGTTCCAGTCCGATAGCAACTGGCTGCTGCGCGAGCACTACGACGTGTACCTGTGGAAGTGCTGCGAGATGGGCAGCGCCTGGATGCGCGACCCGGAGGCGGTGGCCAGCTACAGCGCCAAGTACGAGGGGGCCGTGCAGCAGCTGCTGTCGGCCCACAACGCGCACCGCTGGGCCGGTGCATCAGTGGCCGTGATGGCCCCGGGGGTGGTATGAACAAAGTGCTGGGTTTTGCCCCGGATGCCGATCCGACCACGCCGGGCCTGCTGCTGGATTGCGAGAACCTGCTGCCGTCCGAGCTGGGCATGCGCCCCGGACCGGCCGTAGCGCCGGTGGGTGTGGCTGCGCTGACCGAGGATGTGCGCGGCGCGCTGGCGGCCATTGACCTGAGCGGCAACCGCCTGGCCATCTGCGGCACGACGCAACGGCTGTACAGCCTGGCGGGCAGTGCCTGGGCCGATGTGTCCGGCGACGGTGCGCCGTTTGCGCTGGGCCAGGACGAGCGCTGGAGCCTGGCGCAGTTTGCCAACAGCACGGTGGCGAGCTGCCGGTCCATGGGCATGCGCATGGCCACGGGCGGGCCGTTTGCGCCCATTGCGGGCGCGCCCAAGGCCAAGATTCTGGCCAGCCTGAAGGGCTTTGTGATGGCGTTCAACACCCAGGATGCCACCTATGGCGACAGCCCGGACCGGTGGTGGTGTTCGGCTTCGCTGAACGCGCAGGACTGGGTGCCCAATGTGGCGACCTTGTGCACCACGGGGCGCCTGGTGGAGTCTGGCGGCGAGATCACGGCCGCGCACCGGCTGGGCGACGACATCATTGTCTACAAGCGCCGCAGCACGTTTGTAGGGCGCTTCACCGGGCCGGCCGAGGTGTGGAATTTCACCCAGGTGGATTCGGACGTGGGCTGCGTGGGCATGGATGCCGTGTGCGACACCGGCAAGGCGCATTACTTCATTGGCGACGATGACCTGTATGTCTTTGACGGCGTGCAGGTGCAGCCGATTGGCCGGGGCATGCTGCGCGACTGGTTTGTGGAGGTGCGCGACCCCAAGCAGATGCACAAGTCGCAGGCGTTCTGGGACAAGCAGAACCAGCTGGCCTGGTTTTTCTTCCCCTCGGTCAAAGGCGGGGGGGAGCTGGATTACGGCCTGGTCTACCACCCGGGCACCAACAAGTGGGGCCGCGCCAACCATGCCATCCGCGCACTAGTGCGGTATGCATCGCCGGCGGCCACGTACGACGGTGGATCGGAGCTGGTCACCAGCTACGACAGCGGCCCGGCGATCGACTTTGACAGCCCGTTCTGGGTGGAGGCCCAGGAGCTGATGGCGGGGTTTGACACCCGCAACCGGCTGGTGACGTTTGCCGGTGCGCCGGACGCCAGCAGCCTGACCACCGGCGATGTGGGCGATGACGACCAGATGACCCTGTGCGACCGGCTGGTGCTGCGCTTCAAGAAGGCGCCGGCAGCGGCGGCCGCGACCGGGTTCACCAAGGACGACGGTGGCCAGGAGGCGCGGCAGGCGTCTGCGGCGATCCGTGACGATGCGGCTTTCGACTTGCGCCAGCGCGGGCGCTGGCATGCGTTCCGTGTGGACTGCCAGGGCGACTATGCGCTGATCGGCTTTGCGCCACGGCTCAAACCAGCGGGGTTCCGATGAGATTGCAGACCGACAACTACCGTTTTGGCAGCGATCTGCCGGCCCTGGTGAAGACGCTGGCGCAGATCTTTCCGCGCTTTGCGGTGCAGCTGAACCACCTGTCCGAAGGGCGCATCTGCGGCAGCCACAACGCTGCCGAGGCGCCGCCGGCCACCGGCCTCTACCAGGCGGGCGACTACCTGCGCAACAGCGCGCCGGCGGTGCTGGGCGCGGCCGGCGGCCGCTATGTGACCAAGGGCTGGATCTGTGTGCACAGCGGCGAGCCCGGGACCTGGGTGGAAGACCGGGGCCTGACCGGGGAGTGAGGGGCATATGAACTACCAACTGCACATTGTGCCGGCGGCCTTTGTGGGCCGGGCCTGGGCCGATGGTGCCCACCAGCTGGGGCGGGCCTGCGCGACTTCGGGCGGGGAGATCACCGGTGAGCAGCTGAAGCTGCTGCTGTCGCGCGGCGAGCGCGACCTGATCCGCATTGACCTGGACGGCCAGGCCGTGGGCTGGGCCGTGACCCGCATTGACCAGCTGCCCAACGTGCGTGCGCTGCATGTGTGCGAGCTGTACGCACCCGGCGGCCACTGGCTGGCCTGCAGCGCGCAGCTGGCCGCCATGGCGCGGGCCAACGGTTGCACGGAGCTGCGCTGCAGCGCCGGGCCCGCCCAACAACGCCTGTACCAGCGGCATCTGCCCTGGGAACCGATTTACACAACCATGAGGATGCCTTTATGAACCCGTTTCATGAGAAAGCCCGTGCCCAGGGCCGGCTGCGGCCCGCCAAGGGGGGCGGCGGCAGCAGCACATCGAACTCCAGCATTCAGTACCCCGACGAGATCAAGCCCCTGCTGTCCAACGTGGCGCAGCTGAGCACGGACATCTACAACAAGGGCTGGCAGGGCTATGACGGCCAGCGCTACAGCGAGCTGAACGACACCCAGCAGCAGGCGCTGCAAGGCATGCAGGAGCGCGCGGGCGGCGGATCGGAGCTGTGGAAGCAGGCCCAGTCCGGCCTGCAGTCGATGATGGGCGACCAGACGAACCCCTACCTGGACCAGCAGGTGGCCAATGCGCAGAAAAGCGTGGTGGACAGCTACAACCTGACGGCCAAGCCGCAGATGGAGTCGGCCATGGTGGGGTCGGGATCGTTCGGCAATTCGGGCCTGCAGCAGATGCAGCAGCAAAGCCAGAGCCAGCTGCAGCAGAACCTGGGCAATGTGGCGAGCGAGATGTACGGCAACGCCTACAACACCAACCAGTCCAACAAGCTGGCGGCGTTAGGCATGGCGCAGGGCTTTGCCAACCAGGACTACACCGACCTGAACCAGATGCTGAACGCCGGCAATGCCTACCAGGACCAGGCGCAGAACAACGCCGACTTCAACTACGAGCAGTGGCAGCAGCAGCAGGATGACCCCTACAAGAAGCTGCAGGCCATGACGGGGGTGATGAGCGGCACCGCGGGCAGCAGCACCACCACCAAGCAAAGCGGCGGGGGCAAGTGATGTTCTGGATACCGATGGCGATCGGGGCGGTGGCCGGGGCCCTGTCGAACAAGGACAACCCGCTGAAGGGCGCGGCCATTGGCGGCACCCTGGGGGCGGTCACCGGCGGCCTGGGCGGGGCGGCGGCTGGCGGCCTGGGGGGTGCCAGTGCCAGTACGGCCATCACCAGCGCGGCAGCGCCGACGGTGGCTGGCACCACGACGGTCAGCGGCGCGATATCGGGTGCGGCTGCGGGGTCGGGTTCCGGCCTGGGGCTGTCCATGGCGGGGGCGGGTTCCTCCAACCTGGCTGCCATGGGCGGTGGGCAGGGTCTGCTGGCCAGCCAGGGGCTGGCGGCATCTGGCATGGGGGGCGGCCAGGGCCTGCTGGCCGGTGGTGTGGGGGCCGGCTACGCCAGCGGGGCGGGGAGCGGCTTGCTGTCCGCATCGAACCTGAGAACGGCGAACGACCTGGCCATGCTGGCGCAGACAACCGGGGTGCTGGGCAGCAACCCGGCGCCGCCCCAGGCCCAGTCTGCGGGCATTCCTGCGCGGCAGGCGGATTTCTCCGGCCTGCTGGCCGCGGGCAAGGGCCAGCAACGGTCCGGCGCGGAACGGCTGATCGCGCAGCGCGCGGCACGAAGGGGGTAAGGCATGGGGATTCTGGATTTTGAACTGTTCAACGCGAGGCACATGGCCCAGCAGGCCTTGAAGAGCCCGGACCAGATGCTGCTGGGCGCAGCCGACCCGCTGGGCGCCAAGGTCTGGAGCGGCATCACGGGCAAGGACTACGAGCCCATCGTGAACCAGTGGGGCGGCGCTTCGGACGGCGCCTACGAGGCTGCGGAGGCCACAGGCATCAACACCGGATCGGCCAGGGGCGCCCACCAGGTGGCACAGACCATTGCGGGCATTTTTGCCGGTGGTGCGCTGGGCGGGGCCATGGGCGGCGGCGCCGGGGCCACGTCCGGCGGAACGGCCGCTTCGGGCGCGGGCGGGTTGGCTGTGGATGCGGGCTATCTGGGGGGCGCCAGCAGCATGGGCAGCATGCCGGCAGGGCTGTCGGTGGGGGCAGGGTATTCCGGCGCGGCGGCTGGCGGTGGCAGCGGCGGGCTGCTGTCATCGTCCAACCTCAAGTCTGCGAACGACCTGGCCAGCCTGGCGGCCAGAACCGGGGTGCTGGGCAGCAACCCGGCGCCGCCCCAGGCCCAGTCTGCCGGCATTCCTGCGCGGCAGGCGGATTTCACGGGCCTGCTGTCGGCAGGCCGCACCAATCAACTTTCCGGCGCTGAAAAGCTGATGGCACAGCGCGCGGCACGACGGGGGTAAGCAATGGACAACCAAGCAAGCTACGAGGCCATGCAACAGGCCTGGGGGCAACAAGAACCGAGCGGCCTGATGGGGCTGCTGAATTCACCCATGGGCCAGGCCCTGCTGGGAGCGGGCCTGGGCGCGCTGTCCAGCTCGGGCTCCACGGCGCAGGCCATCGGCCGCGGCGGGCTGCTGGGTCTGTCTGCCTTTTCGCAGGCTCAGGACAAGCAGGAGAACCGGCTGCTGCAGATGGCCCAGGCCAAGATGCGGGAGGAGGCGTTGGCGAGCCTGAGCCCCCGCGAGGGGGGCGGCTACACGGGAGATATCTCGAAGCTGCTGAGGTTTATGACGCCCGACCAAGTGCAGTCCACCTTCAACCTGGGCCGCAACAAGCTCCACCAGATGCAGGAGGTGACCCAGCCCGATGGGGCCAAGCGCATCTTGGCGATCGACGACTACGGCGATACCCGGGATACGGGGCTGATGCAGGCGCCGGAGATCACGAAGCAGGACCTGGGTGGCCGGGTGGTGGGCTTGAATGCGCACACAGGCGCGCAGGCTTGGGGCATGGATAAGACGCCGACATTCGCCGAGCACGAGACCGCGCGCCACAACCGGGCGAATGAACGTGTCCAGTACGGCCAAGCTGTAACACCGGGCGGGCAAGGTGCTGGTGCTGCAACTCAGCCTCAGCCGTACTCACCGCCGTCGACACAGCCGCAGTCACGGCTGGGACTGTCGCTCCCGCATGACTTCTATCAGGACCCGCGTGGTTGGAACATTCAGAAAGTGAATTGATATGGCGACATACCGCATTACAGGCCCTGATGGGCAGCAATATGACATCACTGCGCCGGACGATGCCACCGGGGAGCAGGTGATAGCGCGTTTCCAGCAGCAAAATGGCGGGGCAAATACCGCCAATGTGCCCAATCCGCCCAAGGTGCCCAGGGAAAAAACCAATCAGATCGCCGCTCTGGCAGCAGGGGTGGGGGGAGGCGTTGGTCAGGCGGCCATGGGCCTGCAGGATCTTGCTGGCATGGGGATTGGGTGGGCGGGCGATTTGTTTGCACCTGCGCGCACGCCGTCGTCGCTGAGTGGCGGCCAAGGGGCACCAAACTGGGCGCAAAGGGCGGGCAAGTGGCTGGTGGACGACGCCGAGTATGGCCGCAAAAAGCTGGCTGCCGAGTTGGCCCCGTACAAGGAAGACCATGCCATGACGACAGCAGGCGGAGAAATGCTGGGGAATGCCCTGGCCACCCTGCCTGTGGGCGGCGTTCTCGGCAAAGCGGTGCAGGTCGGTGGCAATGCGTTTAAGGCGGGCAAGTTTGTCTCACCCCTGGCCGAAGCCCTTTCCAGTGGCGGCATGCGGGCGAGTGGTCTTTCGACCATCCCGGGGATGGCGGTGCGCGCTACGGGTGGTGCGATTTCTGGCGGGGCATCCAGCTGGCTGGTGGATCCTGAGAGTGGGGTTTCAGGCGCTTTGTTTGGTGCCGCATTGCCGGTAGCCGCACCGGCTGCCGCGCTGGCAGCACGGGTGTTGCCCAAACATGTGCTGGGGATGACCACCGGCACGAGTGCCGAGACCATAGGTGCAGCATTCAATGCAGGGAAAAACAAAGCGGAATATTTTCTTGACAGTATGCGCGGGGTGGCGCCAATCAATGAGGCGGTGAATAATGCAAAAAATGGAGTTATGAATCTCCAAAATATTCGTGAAAAACTGTATCGAAATGGTGGGTATGATATTTCACCTGATAAATCGGTGCTCAATTTTGGAGCGATTGATGATGCTTTGGAGAAGACTTTTTCTGAAATTAACTATAAAGGAGCGTCGCTTGGCGAAAATTCTGAAAAGACGTTTGGCAAGTTAAAAGAAGCAGCCTCGCAATGGCGTCATAGTGATCCTAATAGTTTTCACACGCCCGAAGGTATTGACGCATTGATGCGCAAGATTAAAGATATACAACATACACAATCTGGAGAGTCAGTGCACGATGTAGCTGGTTCTTTTTACAATAAGGTGAAGAACGTTTTAGAAGAACAGGCGCCCGTATACAGTAGCTTGATGAGAGATTTCGACAGAGTTATTGAAAAAACGAATGACATCGCTAAACTACGGTCTTCTGGAGGAAATAAAGCGGAGGTAACCAAAGAATTACAAGCGTTGCTAAAGAAAAATGTGCCGATGGAGCGTGGGAATACTGTCAGCGCGGCCCAGTTGCTGAATTCGAACGAAAAAAGGGATCTTGTTTCTGCCATTGCAGGTCAGGGGCTCAGCTCATGGGGCCTTAAAGGCAAGACTCCTAGTGTTCTAGAGGTTGCCGGCGTGAATCTACCGGCACTGCTTGGAAATGCTCTGACTGTAGGGGCGACTTCACCGCGACTCGTCGGCGAATTGGCATATGGGGCAGGCCGTGGCGCAAAGGTATTCAACGGATTGCTCACCCAACCAGAAAATCGGCAGGTTGTAGCGGACTGGTTTTTCCGGCCGTTGCCTTCACTGCTAGCAAACAACCCTCTGCATGAGAGATGAACGCCTGTGCGGTGAGGCGGCACACACTGTGTGCGTGTGCGGCCGCCATCACGCCAGGTGATGTTGGTGGCATTGAGGGTTGCGATGGGTAGGACGGCGGAGAAAGCCCCTTCTATTTATCGCAGCGAACGAAGTCCTTGGCGTTGTACAGGTCGACAGCCATTTACAGATCGGCCCACCGCCTGCTTCGTTGGACGCTGGTGCATTGGTTCAACGCCGCCGGGCCTGGGTTGGCACGGCGGCTTGAACCGTTATTCGCCTTCGCGAGGCCAGGGCTTGTAGGCAAAGATCCAGAGGGAAATCCAGTTCACACCCGGGATCAGCGCCAGCACGGCCAGCCATTTCGAATGGCCGGTTCTTGTCAGGATTCGTGCAATGGGCCATGCCACTGCAAGCCAGACAACGAGTCCGAATATGAACATAGTGAACCAGTGCCAGATGCTGAAGCTTCCCATTGCAGTGTTCTCCCTTGAGGTGGTGTTTGTATCGTTATCGTAACAAATTCCGACGATAAAGGCTTTTCTCATGGCAGCGAGCGTCAAGGAGGGGTGGGCCGCCGGTACGGGCCCAGGCTGCGCGAAGCCACCGGGGCGGGGTGCGTGGGTGGCGTGTCCGTCGGAGCATCAGGGGCCAATATTGCAGCACGATCAAGAAAATTACGCTCAGGACCGCCATGGCAATGATAGAAACATGGGTTGAGGGAGCGAATCCTGATTGGGTCAGCCGCCCGCTGATGAATTGGGTGAAGGTTTCAAGGCTGAGTTGGCGCAAGGTATCCGGAATTCCGGCGATGGCTTGAATGAGCTGATGGAATAAGTGGGGAATCTTGCCGATGGACTGAATGAACTGATGGAATAAGTCGGTAATATTGTCGATGGACTGGATGGTCAGATCAGAAATTTCGGCTATGAGGCGGGGGAAGTCACTTCGAAGGCCTGTGGGTCTGATAACCCATCTGAAAAAAGAAAAAACCCACTGATCAAAAGGCCAATTCCAAGAGCATAGTAGATAAATACAGCTGCGAACATCAGAAGCAGATCGGAACCTTTGTCCACGATGTAAAAGAATTTTCTCCAGCCCTTCATGCTTCTTCCTTGAACCGCCTGCAGCGGGTTTTTATTCAACAGCCTCCCTTGTGGAGGCTTTTTTTATGGGCAATCCATGCCAGTACCCAACAGCATAGACGAGCTTTCGCCGAATTCGGCGGAGAACTATCCCGCCGGCACGGAGCCGGTTTTTCCGAACCTGGATAACTACATCCGGTTCCACGCGGCCTGTATTGCCCAGTTGCGCGATGAGGTGGCCGCCGGCGGAATGCCCCTTGGCGGATCGATGTGGTGGGGCGGGGCGCGTTCCAGAATCAAAGCCAATTTCAAGCCGGAGGATGGGGATCTGCTGCTGCGCGTGGACTACCCGGCGCTGTGGCAGTTTGTGTCGACCGGTGGCTATCCGCTGGTTGCGGAAGCGGACTGGTGGGCGGACAAGGCCAAGCGTGCCAGCTTTTCCAGCGGGGACGGGGCCACCACGTTCCGCCTGCCGGACAACAACGGTAAGCAGAAGGACAGCTTTGGCGCTGCCGTCAAACGCGGTGACGGGGCTTTGTCTGCGGGTGCGCCGGGGCTGATCCAGGACAGCCAGAACAAGGAGCACGACCACGCGGCGGCGGTCACCCAGGCGGGTGCGCATTCGCACACCGTCAGTGGCAGCACCGGCCAGGCGGGCAGCCACAACCATGGCTATACCGGCAACGAGGGGCAAGGCAACCCGGATGGGGCCACCGACACCTATGGCGCCATTGGCACCAACCGCAGCTATGTGCGCTATTCCAAGCTACAGGACGCAGGCGCACATGCGCACGACGTAAGCGGTACGGCGGCGGCAGCGGGATCGCACACGCACGAGGTGTCGGTGACCAAGCAGGGCGGCACCGAAGCGCGCGGTATTGCCACCACCGGCTGCCATGTGATGCGCGTGAAATAAGGAAGGGCAGATGCAAAAGTACAAATCCAATATCACCAGCACCACGGGCGCGGCGATCCGCAATGTGCCCGTGACGGTGCTGAACGAGGCCGGCGAGCTGGCGAGCCTGTTTCTGGACCGCGCCGGCGCCATTGCCGCGCCGAATCCGCTGGTCACCGACAGCTCGGGCAATTTCTATTTCTACGCGGTGAACGGGCGCTATAGCCTGCGCACTACCGTGGAGGGTGTCACGATCACCGACGACGATGTGGTGCTGCTGCAGGACCCCGAGGAAATCACGGTGGCAGGCCCCATTGCCGAGGCGGTTGCCGCGGCCCAGGCGGCGGCGCGTCAGGCGCAGGATGTGGTGGATTCATCCGGCATCCCGGACATGGTTGCTGCAGCACAGAACGCGGTGATCGATTCCAACCAGGCATTGCAGGAAGCACGCGGCGCTTCGCTGGCATCCGCCGAAGCCAAGCTGGCGGCAGAGAGTGCCAAGAGCGCAGCAGAACTGGCCAAGGGCGATGCGCAAGCCGCATCGTCCACGGCGAATGCGGCCGCCCAGCAGGCGAATGCGGCGGCGCAGAGTGCTGCGCAGTCGGCGGTGTCCATTGATCCTGCGCGCCTGCTGACGCCAGCAGAGCGGCTGAAGCTGGATGGCGTTGAGGCTGGGGCAACCAAGAACGAATCAGTAAGAATCAACGCAACATCGTTGCAGGACTTTTTTGCACAATGCCTTGCAAGGGGATCAGGATTCTACCGTGCTGATGGTAACAACATACCAATTGAAATGCGGTACTGCCCTGGTTGGTTTAGCAAAACGCAAGATACTTGGTCTTTTTCGTCAAATAAATACGATACGGGCAAACCTGTATTTTTCTCAGGGCGCTTTGAGGATATTCAAACTAGCACCTGGAAGCAATTTGTTTTAACCGCTACTGCACAAAATTGGACCGCGCAACAATCGTTTTACGGTGGCCTTAACGCCAGCCGCATTGGCATAGGGTCTACTTTGTGGAATGCCGGGGTTGGTGTCTACTGCACGGATGCAGCATTCCCAGGCAACGCAACGATAACAGGGATTAGCTTTGATATTGCCAGCGACACTGCAACATTTAGTGCAACGCGGGTACACCGTGCGGCATATATGCGTGTCAAGGGCAACAAATCCACACTAAACCTTGCAGGCAATGGATATACATTGACTGGCGCTGAGTGCGTTGGATCATCTGCGTCTAGTGTAGATGGGGAGGGTGAATTCACAAATTTGTATGGTATTCGTGGTTACGCCACCGACAATTCCTCCCGTTCTGGCACTGCAAGCCTAAGTACTGGCGGCTGGTTCCTGAGTGAGCACCAAGGGACTGGGACAATTGGTAAAACCACCACTCAATCTGTAGGGATTAATGGTGGTGTCACCAACAACAATCCCAGCAGCGTTATTGCTGCTGCTATGGGGATTTATAGCCAAGTTGCCAATACGCAAGGCACTATCACTAACGGATACCTATACAGAGGGACTTTCTCCGGCTCCGGGGCCTATGGTGCAAAGTGGGGTCTTTACCTTGTAGGGTCTACACAAAACCAAATTGATGGTTGGTTGGCTCTTACGGACACAACAGATTCAACTTCCATAACCACTGGTGCGCTGCGTATTGCTGGTGGCCTGGGCGTGGCTAAAGTAGTCTATGCATCTGCGGTTTCTACTCCTGCTGTATACACGCAGTCTGTTAACGGCGGTCAGCTTGCAGGTATCCGGAATAAAGTAATTAACAGCGGCTTCCGCATCCAACAACGCCCTTACACATCTGGTGCGGCAACAACAGCAGGTCAGTACATTATCGACCGCTGGAGGGTTACCGGAACTGCTGGAGTCACAATCACAAATTCGGGCGGCGTGGTAACCCTGACAATTCCAGCAGGGCAAACACTACAACAGGTTATCGAAGGTGCAAACCTTCAAAGCGGCACCTACGTTTTGTCTTGGCAGGGTACGGCACAAGGACGCATTGGGGCGGGAGCATATGGTGCCTCTGGCACGGTTTCGGCTGCTATTGTTGGTGGCACAAATACGACCATTCAATTCAACACTGGCACCGTAACGGCTATTCAATTTGAGATTGGCGCGGCGGGGCAAAATACAAAATACGAACACCTCATTATTGGACTTGAATTGTTATTGTGTCAGAGGTATTACCAAAATTACAGCGGCGTTTTTGCGTTGGTTGCTAACGGTAATGCTGCAAACGTAAATAGTAAGGTGCTAAATGTGACGATGCGGGCCATACCAACAATTCGTCAAAGTACCCCATCTGGAACTGGCGCGCAATGGGGGGCAGTAACATCTACCGTTATTGCGCAAAATGGAGTTCACTCTGTTGATGCAGGTACGCCAATACTTGAACTGGATGCAGAACTGTGATTTATAAATTGCTGACTACTGGCAAACATGTAAAACATTTGTCAACAGGCGACATAATTCCTTTTGATGACGAAAACAGGGATTATGTTATTTATAAGGAATGGCTGTCTGCCGGAAATACACCCGAACCTGCAGAAGTGCAGGTAATTTACACCCGATATACTGGCAAGGCCAAATTTGATTTGTTCACGCCGGAAGAACAACGGGTAATTGCCGGTGCAGCCATGTCGGACGTGGATGTGAAACTGTTTTATGACCGTTTCACCATCGCGGACTACATCACATACGACGACCCCGAGATGGTGCTGGGTCTGGAATTCATGGAGCAGCGCGGATTTCTCACGCCGGAACGTCACGCTGCGGTCATTGCTGAAATGACACGCTGAACGGTACGCAAACTACAGAACCCGCCTCGGCGGGTTTTTTTACGCCCGGGGAGGGGTGATGGATGACTTCGGAAACGAACTGCCGGCGCTGACCAGGCAGCAGATCAATGCACGTTTTGACACGGGGAGCGAGCGCATGGCCGCAATCGAAAGGGAATTGAGCAAGACACGCCAGGAGTTGGGCGAGTTGAAGCAGCAGCTGGCCGATCTGCTGGAGTTTTTCACCGCCATGAAAGGTGCATTCAAGGTGCTGAACTGGTTGGGCAAGCTGGCCCGGCCAATGGCCGCCATTGTGGGCTTGGGCCTGGCACTCGCCGCAGCCTGGAATGCAGTTCGGGGGGGCTACCCGAAATGAATTACAAGCAAAAACTGATCGCTGCCGTCGGGGCGGCCACAGCAGCGGTGGTGGTGCCGTTCGTGGCCACGCATGAGGGAACCGTGTTGCGCACCTACCGAGATCCCATCGGCATCGTGACGGCGTGCACCGGCCACACCGGGCCCGAGCTGCGCATGGGGCAGACTTTCACGCGCGAGCAGTGCGAGGCCATGCTGTACCAGGACCTGGCCCGGCATGCCGACGCGCTGGGCTGCATCCGTGAGCAGCTGACCGATGGCCAGCGAGCCGCATTCCTGAGCTTTGTGTTCAACGTGGGGGAAGGGGCATTCTGTGGCTCCACCCTGGTGCGCAGAGCCAATGCGGGGGACATGGGCGGGGCGTGTGCGGAGCTAAGCCGCTGGACCTATGCCGGCGGCAAGCAACTGCCCGGCCTGGTGCGCCGACGCGCGGCCGAGCGGCAGTTGTGTGAAGGTGGGCTGGCATGACGGGCCGCGGCAAAGCCATCCTGGTCGCCCTGGCGCTGGTCAGCGCATTCGCCACAGGCTGGGTGGCCCAGGGTTGGCGGGCAGATGCTGCAGCGGCCCGGGTGCAGGCCGAGCAATCAGGCAAGGAAGTGACGCAGGCGCAGCAATCGCTTGTAGCCACGGAGAACAAAGCGGGGATACTGCTGCAGCATGCCCGCGCCCAACAGGACAACACCCATGACTACACGCACAAACTGGCGCAGCTGGAAGCTGGCCGCGCTGCTGATGCTGCCCGCGTTGCAGGCCTGCAGCGCGACATCAGCGCCGCCGCGACCCGCAACGCCCAGCTTGCCGGTGACGCCGCTGCCTGCCGAGATCTCGCAGATCAACTCCAGCGACTCGCAGCCCTGGCTGGAGAGGGCGGAGCTGTGGTTGCAGGCCTTGCAGGCCTGGTCCGCCAACGGGATGCCGAATTAG